ACTTTCATATTATAGCCTTTAGTGAGTTCTTCAAACTCATATCTTAATTGAACAACGTATGTTAATCCTATTGGCATATTAGTGTCCAAACATTTTTCGTTTTCTATATTCATCAATCGTATCCTCTAATAGTTTAGTCCAGTTATCTCTATGTTCTACGAACACACACGGTTTTTCATGATCAACATCCATTATAATTACTATATTGGGTATTTTCATTCCCGTTCTTTCTTCGTACATGATGGCATATGCTGCACCTTGCGCGAAATAGTTTGTGATTCTTTCTTTCTTCTTAATATATTTAGAAGTTTTAAAATCAATTATTGAGGGTACTCCATTAAACTGTGCGATGCAATCACATCTTCCAGCTAATTGTAAATGATGACTAAATAAAGGCACCTCGAGACCGAATATCGTTCCAATACTCTCATCAAGTATAGGTTTGAGATTTGCGAGACTTTGTCTGATGTGCGGTAATTCTTTTGTAGTATCTTCATTATTTAAATACTTTTCTAATATGCTATGAACCTTTGTGCCACGCCTAGACGCTTTGCCACTAATCATATCTGCTTGTTCTGCACCTACACGTTCGCGCCAAGCTCTTATAGCATCTTCACTAAGTATGCTTAGAACTGTTGTGATACTAGGATAAGACTTACCATCAGGAGTATTATAAGTTCTGCCTGATTTTGTAGTTGTAGCATCCAGGTCTTGATAACCAATATCAATTGTGTCATGGCTAAATATTTTTCTTTTCAATTGTTGGTGCATTATAATTAAATATTTCCTTTATTGCTTCTTGGTTAATACAAAATATAGCTTCAGGCTTATGTTTAAAGTTATATTCATTAGCTGCAGTTCTATATATATTCATGTTATTTGCTTGTACGTAATTCCAACATTTCATATACTCATCAAAATTAGGTTTAGCAAATACAAATAATGGTCTATCAAGCTGAGTAGCCGATGCCATTACAAATGTTACTACTATAAAAAATGTATTCATTGATTATTCCTATGTTTTTATTGTGTTACCTCTACCAGAATTTGCTTTAATTCTAGCGAGATTATCTTTCCAGCCATTGTCAGTCTTTGACAATAAGCTTCCTTGACCAGAAACAATATTTGGAAACGTAAGAACTTTAATACAATTGTGTTTTTTAAGATAAGCCTGCAATTCATCTGACTTAATATCTATTTCGTATTCGTCACCCTCTTCTAGAGGCTTTACTGTATACTTAGGCACCTTGATATCCTTTCCACCATTCAGGAGCTGATCTTCCCCAATCCCATTTAGCAAACGGTTTTGCTGTATGATAGTAATTTCTGTATGCTTGAACAGCATTACCTTTTACGATACAATCTGGGTATTGAGACATTGCTTGTGCAAATTCTGTAAGACCAACATCTGGTATATTTATAGGGGGTTTGACAAGAACTTTACCAAGCTTTTCGAAAGTTGCATGTTTTTTATTTCTACGAAATTCAAACTCGGTGGCTAGACCTACAAAGTGTGTATAATGCCAGTTGTAGTTTTGTAAACTTTCCATAGTCCACACTGTACATGGATGATACTTGTGTACTGCAGCATAGTATATATCATCACGATCATCACCAAATGTATAATACTGTTGCATAGTTTTGCCAGACTTCGACCTACGTCTTTCAGGTGTACCGTCAAGTAACCTGTGAGATGTACATAGCATTTGTGCTGCTTCAATAATCATTTTAGGTATGTGTTTGTCGCACATCATAGTTGCAGCAGTTGTTGGGTCGTTGTCTAATACAAAAATATTCATACTTTCACCTTCTTAAATAATATATTAATTATACCATGCTTTTTGCAGTTTGTACACAGTTGTTTTTTGAATTGATTTGAAATTCTACTAATCCGTTAGTAGTTTTGGAAAAGCTTCTTCTACAACTGGTCTAGAAATCCCAGGAATTTTCTTTTTATTAATCATATTAATAACAAGCTTAGCATCTTCTGGATGAATGCCTTCAAGAATTCCAATGAATATTTGTTCTCTTTTATATTTTGCCATTTCATCACCAGCTCCACCCTTAACAAAATATCTGAACTGTGCGTTTTGCTTTGTTAAATTAGTAGGGTGGTTGTGTGCTGCTGCTGCAGTATATGGAGGCTCACCAGCTGGCATATTCCATTGGATTTTAGTATCCATCGATCCTCTTATAATATCTTTTAAAGCCCATGTTTCATTTTCTTTTAAAACACGAACTTTATCATCACGACTTCTTTGTTTAGCCATTTCTTCTAAAACTTCAAAAACATATTGTTTCATTAAATAAACTCCTGTACACTTTCAATCAAATTATTACAACGCTTGGCAATTAAGTAGGGTAATACTTTACTTTTGTTTGACCAAGGATCTTGTTTTTCATATGTATTTATAATTTCATTTTTTAGCTCTTGTGGCGTTTCACTAAGGGCGATGAGTCTTTCATTTCTTAAGTAGTTACGATACCAAGAAGCAGCATATAGTAATTCACCTTGCTCTAGATCTTCTATGATACCATCTACTTTCTTTTGAGACATAGGTGTTTGTCTGAAACCTTCTACAAACGTATCGTCATTCGATAAAATGTTTGGTACACCATCGCCTTTATCGCCACGTATAATATGATTAAGTAAATAATATCTAGCATTATCTTCTTTAAGTTCTTTCTTAAGAAGAGGTGAAAACTGCTTTACATTAGGAAATCTTTGCAATTGTAAGAAATCTCTGTCTGAAGAAACAATCATAATTTTTTCTACATTAAATTGTACCGTAGATTTACTAGCAACAATAGTACCAATAATATCGTCTGCTTCGCATGTATCGACTTTAATGACTTTATATGGAAAGTTTTCTGCAATTTCTTCTCTTACTAGATTAAGTAAACGAAATGCTTCATTCCAATCAAATGTAGACTCTTGTCTGTTTTTCTTACGGCTAGCTTTGTATTGCGGAAATACTGATCTACGCCAGTTATTTGCAGCATCTACGGCAAGAACCATTTCACCATATTCATCTTTGTATCTTTTATGATACATTCGTAATGAATTTAGTATCATATGACGAATCATATCTTCGTCATTAGTTTTATTAATAATAATACTAGCCAGTGCAATACCGCTGTAATCAACAATAATCATTATTTTTTTCCACCTTTTTTTACGTTATCTAATCTATACAAGTATTGTAAATTTGACAATCTATTATCATTACTATCACCATTGATATGATCAACATCAACCGCATTCGAACCAATGTGTTTTTTAACACTATTTGCTGTTGCCTGCCATTCAGCGATAGTTACGTCCTTAGGCTTAGCAGCATCTGATAAGACCCAGTCTTGTCTTGTGCCAACAAAAGACTCTAGCATTGCTTGAGCAATAGTGATATTTGTAGCATCAATACTCACTTTAGGTCTGTCACCTGTAGCTGACATCTCCATTAATTTATAAATTTTTCCTTCTTCAGTTAAAAAATAATTATGGCCACCGGATGTGTACCTATTTAAATAAGTAATATTTTTATTAACAAGAGGAACTGCTTTTACATTATTTATTTTATCAATCATTATCCAATTCTCCTTTGATTATAATAATCGTACGTGCGCTTATAAACATACACATCCCATAATGTAGCATTCTTCATACCACCTCGTGGATTGCCTCCGTAAACATAACCATTGGTAGGTTTTCTACCTTTCTTTTCAACTCTAAATTTCATATTAGGTGAATTACAAGCTTTTACAATTTGCTTGACCATTGCATATTCAGCCATATCTCTTGGATCTTTAGGATCAAATCTACCAATCCATGATGTTGATCTTTCGTGCTTTCCAATATGTATTCCCATATTATATTCCTTTCTCATAATATATACCAAATGCTTCAATTACTTTATTAGGAAAAGCGTAAGGATTACGCTGAACCATTATTTTTAATTCTTTCATTGTTAATCCTAGAAATTCTGCTTCTTTCTTAAGGATAGTAGTTGCACCTTGAATTTTCATTATAAAATCTCTGCAGCTAGTTTTTGAACCATTGTGTACTTATTAGCAAGATCCTTTATAATCTTCATATTGTAATCTTCTCTTAAGGTTTCTCTTCTAATAGTTTCCGGAAGAGTTCTTAGTAAAAGTTGAATTTTAATTGAAGGTTTATTAGATTTAAGGATTAAAGCCTTAAGTGATGATGTTGAGATTGGTTTTGACATTTTAGTATTCTCCGCTTTTTTCATTTTATAAGTATATTATACCATACTTTTACATAAATGTACACAGTTAATTTCACTTATTTTAAAGTTTGTTATTAACATGTTAAACAAATCTTATTTGTTAGATAAGAAGTGTTTAAAAGCCGTAATACATGTTGGTGTGGCAGAAATAGTAATGTTTGGATTTCCTCCAGCAGGTCCAATTGGTATGGATGAGACTAAAGTAAGGTGATATTCATTTAAGATAGTTAAGAAATCTGAAATAGAAATATCGTATGGTATGTCAAAAGTATGGTTTATTTTGGTGATTGATTGAGTCATATTAAAGTCCTTTTTTCATTTTATAAGTATATTATACCATACTTTTCTCTAAAAGTAAAGGAAAATAAACATAACATGTTAACTACTATCACCTTTATTTTCTTCTTGCTTTAATTTCCAAAGCATCCAATCATAATATCTTTCTGGTTCTTTTTCATCATCCATTTCAATGTGATCACCAGTTCCAGTCATATCTTGTGTATATTTGTTAGTCAATAAAATCCTCCATTGGAAATATTTTTGATATTGCTTTAGCACATGCTATAGCAACTTCACTACATTCTTTTTGTGTACCGTTAGAAGATCTTAATTCAATAAAATGAATCCAACTTCTTATAGTACCATTCATATATAATCTAGATGTAGTTAATCCTTCTGGTAAAACTGCTCTGGCAACTTCTTTTGCAATTCCTTTTTTGATTGCAGCGTTATAGACTTGCCTACACATCCAGATAACTCTTTGTTGTTCTCTTTCCCAATCGAGTTGGAAAGTTTCGTCATCAACTTCGATACTACTTTGTCTATTCTTATCATCTTGCATTCGCGCTTCTCTAGTAACAAATTCTAACTCCTTTACTGGATTTGCATATCTTTGACTAAACTCTTGAAAACTAAAACTACGGTGTCTTAATATTTGTCTTGCTATATCTCTTGTAGTATTGATCTCAATACAAGCACTGGCCATTTCAAATGGAGACCAATGCTGGTGTTTAATCAAATATTTTAAAAGTTTTTCATTTGTTGCTGTGTTTTCTTGACCAGATGGATTAGATACTCTTGCGCAGTATGCAATTAAATCTTGACAAGACTTTATATTCCATTCATCTTGATACGCTTCAAACTCAGATGGTTTGCTATACGAAATTAGTTTTGCTATCATAATTTAAAATCCTTAAATCTTTCGCCAGTTGGTGTTTTATCAAATACTGGTGTATCATCGGTTAATGTTTGTTCTGTTTCTTCTACATCATATAATCGCATTTTACTACGATCAACTCCAATTACAAATCTTTTATGAGCAGTCGGATCATTATATCTATTCTTTAATTGCTTAACCATAAACTGACCTTGTTTATCAAGTTCTTCGGTAGATATCAATGCAAACATTAGATCGGCCGTTGCGGGTAATCCAAAAGACTCACTTGTATCTTCAAGCCCAACATCCGAGTTACTAAAACCAGAACGAGTCGTTTTCGTTGCAGAAAAGACCGGTAAGTTAAATTCGAACGCA